CACAGCCCCCGAGAAACACAACGACCCCCACCCGAGGGGGCAGGGGCCGCTATGCCAGCGCAGGACGCGCTACGGAGTCGCTACGGGGTCAGTCGTTGCGCTCGGGTCGGAAGTTGTCGGGGTTCACTCCGAGGCTTTGGAGATACCGCCACACTTCGTTGAGGCACTCCCCGTCCGTCTTGCTGTCGCCGTCTTGGGCAAGGAGGGCAGCGATGTGGCGCAGGTGCGCGGTCTGGTCGGTCGGTGTCATGTCCTGCCCTCCCGTCAGCGTTCCAGCGCGTTACCGAACGGGTGCCGAGCGTCCGTGACACGCTCCCACGGGGACGGCGCGAGGTCGTCCTCGTCCTCCTCCTCGTCCTCCTCGTCCTGGCACCATTCGCACAGCCCGAACCCGTCCAGGTCGGCGCGGTCATGCCAAGTGCGGCAGTTCGCGCAGGCCCGGAACACCGACAGCGCGCCAGCCTCCTGCGCGTACAAGTCCACGCCGTGCGCGTCCTCAGCGAAGTACGAAGCAGCGAACCCTTCCACGAGGTCAAGCACTTGGGCAAGCGTGGCGAGGTCACGCAGGTGTTCGGGGGCGTTCGTTATGCCCGTCCAGTCACGAACGAAGGCGCGAGCGCGGTCAATGTCCGTGGGCGCGAACGCTGGCGGTCGTGGGATGCCGTGGGGCGGTGTCGGGTCGGGGTCTCTGGTCATTGGTTCTCTCCTTTGTTCGGGGCGAGGGTCTCGCCGCTACGGGGGAGGATAGCAGGTCACCGCAGGCAAGTGGTGACACAAAGAGCAGCCCCACCGCCAGGGGGTGACGGTGGGGCTGTCTTGGTTCCGCGCCCAGGTGGGGGCAGGCGCGGAGATCGTCGGCGCGGTGATCTTCGCGCGGGCCGTCAGCCCTCGCACCCCCACAACCCGGCGACCCACTCCCGGCAGTCCTGCGGACGGTCAGCGAACAGACGCAGAGCGTCCGCGAGGTAGTCGAGTTCCATGAAGCCAAACGACCAGCCACCGCGCGAGTCGGGCAGACGATGCCACGGGAACACCGCCACGCCGAGTTCATCGGGCGCGATGCCGGACAGGTCAAGGAACGCCGCCCACGGGTCACCCTCGTCCGAGCAGTTCAGCCCCCACGACCAGAGCACCGCGAGGGGCTCCGCCCATGTGCCGTGTGCGGACTCGGTGTAGTCCCACACGGTCACGGGGGTTTCCTCCGCGCTCACTTGCCACCCCACAGGGGGGCGACAGTCTCGGCAATGGCATCCGCGAGCGAACCCGTAGCGCCGCCTTCCTCATCGTCCACGACCTCGGAGGAATCCGCGAAACGCAGACGCGAGGCGATACCGCGCGAATCCACGCAGACCGCGAGATAGACGCGCCTCCGCAGAGCATGGGCAGACGGTGCGCCAATGAGGTCTGAGCCGTCCTCGGGCATGGGGGCGGCCCAACCCGAAGTGAACAGCACGACCCCGGCGAGATCGTCGGACTGGGGAAACAGGCGCAGGGCGTCGCCGTACTCGCACAGCAGGTCGTACACATCGAGCGCGTCAGAAGCCCAGCGGATGCCCTGACCGTCAGCGAGAATCTGCCACAGCTCCGGGCGCGTCATCCCGTCATCAAGTCGCGCAGGGTGATTCGCCCAGGACGGCCCGAGGTCGGATGAGACCCACGGCGGAAGGTCTGGACACTCCAAGAGTGCCAGCGGTGTTGGTGAAGTAGTCACGGTGTCTCCTTTGGTAGTTGAGTGACGGGGGAACAATAACCGACCCCGTGCCACCTGTCAAGAATCACCAACGGCGCAACCGCCGACCGCAACAGCGGCACCGGGGGCGCGTCAGCTTGTAGGCGTGTGCCTTCGTCCCTTTGATCCGGGGCGGAACCCGTGGGTCGAGATCGGCGGCGTACTCGCTCGGGTCGTCCTCTGGCATCCCCCACCGCACGAACACGACCAACCCCGCACACAGCGCGAAATACCCCAACCACATTAACAGCACTTGATAGCTCATGCCCAGGAGAATAAACGAAGCCCCGGCGCAAGTGGGGGACACTCGCGCCGGGGCTCGTTCGCCGTGGGAAAGGAGAACCACGGACTCGCGCGGAACGGGGGCAACAACCAAACCCCGCACCGCACTTCTTCGGGAGGCTACCGCTAGTCGCCGTCCTCCATCAACCTCCGCAGGGTTTCGCTCAGACCCTCGGCACCATCAAAGGGGTGAATGTCGAGTTGGTCGGCAAACCGTTCCAGCAGGTTCATCACTTCATCGCCCATCGTGTCGCCGTCATCCGTGCGGTATCGGGACGCGACACGGGCGAGGTTCTGAATGGTCGGGGGCAGCCCGTCCTCCAATGCCAAACCCAGCAGAAGCAGGATGCCCAGCACCATTGACAGCGTGGGCGTGATAAACGGTATCGCGCCCATCTTCCCCGTCACCTCGGGCTCGTCCATCATGAGCGGCCCGAACCCCGTGAACAGCTCGGCGGTGTCCACCAGCGGCTCGGCATCGACCCCCTCGGGAGGGAACACGATCGAATGAGTGGCGAAACCGTCCACCGTCAGCACCTGGATAATGCGCGTCTGGCACATCCCCCACCCAGCAGCTTGGAGGAACGGCGCGTTCTCGGCGTTGGGTTCCGCGACTCGCTCGGGGTTGTTCACGACCCGACCCTCGGCACGGAACACAACCACCAGGGCGGAAAGCTTCCGGCAGGTCTCGGTACGCCCGTGGCGGTAATCGTCCTCGTACATCCGAATCGCGTTGAGGTAGCCGTCCTGAATCGCGGCATCCGGCTCCTGCCCCACGCCGAGCGACACGAACCGCCCACGGAAATCGTCCGTCTCGGGGTCGTAGAAGTCGTACCACGCGAGCATCTCGCACAGCGTTCCACGGTCGGTCTTTCCCGTGCGGTCGTAACCAGCGTAGGTCAAGTATTCGTTCAGCACCTCTGACGGGCGCGAGTTGAGTATGTCGTCCATTGTTCTCTCCTTGTTAGTGGTGGACTACTGGAACCGTCACCCTAGCAACAGTCCCGTTGGTAAGACCCTCAATGTAGTGCCGAAGGCTGGAGTCCTCCGTCTGACCGTGAGGGACACGGCCCGTGCGCTTCATGTCGGTCAGCAACGCGATCGCCTCCCGGCAGCTTCCCACCTGGATGATGCGCTCGCGCCGGACGATTTCGGCGCAGTCCACCATCAGCTCCTCGCATTGGTCATCGTTCTTGCCCGTCACGCCGAAGTCGCTCACCCATAGCACGAAATCCTTGCGGTTCTTGCGCTGGCGCACCGCCCACCGCAAAGCTTCCCCATCGACCCCGTTACCACGGTTCAGGGGCAGCTTCCGCATTTCGCTACCAGAGATGAGGCGACCGTCCCGTGCCAGTACCCAAGCGTTGGGTTGCCCCTTGTTGCCGTGGGACGGCATTGAGTACGCGAGAATGGTTGCCCCGGCGAACAGTTCAGCGGTTTGCTGAATCGTGTCGTGATCGACTCCCATCGACCCGGAGCAGTCAAAGACGACCACGCCACCAGCCCCACGCACCGTTTCGCGGAAGATACGGCGGTCGGGGTCGGTTATCAGGCGGTCAGGTCGGCGCGGATACTTGCCCGTGATGGACGGACGCTTGCGCCGTCCAATAAAGCTTGCGGTCTGTTCGGTGAGCGAGGTAATGCCGATACGCAGCCCGACCCACGGAATACGGGACACCCGGCCCATACCCTTCCCGTCACCAGGCTCCTTCTCGTCACCCTCCTCGCCGTCCTTGTCCTTGTCCACGCGCTTCGCGCCAGCACCGCCGTTGGCGATAATCGCCTCCATCTGCTGAGCTATGTCGAGCGTCAGGTCGGTGAACCCCAACGGAAGCATCGTCTCGGTTATTTCCTTGCCGTCCATCCACACATAACGGACGGCATCCGTAGAGGTGAAGCGGTGAACCGTTGTCCAACGGCGCGTCAGGGGAAACTCGGCTTTGAGGTAATCCGCGATTCCCTCAACCGCCGTAGACCACCCCTTCTTCATCTTCAGACGGCGCTTCACGGTGCGGAAACAGTCCAAACCATAGGTGCCGAACATCAGATACACGGCCTGCCGGAAGTCGTCCCTGTCCCGTGCCGAATCAGCAGCCTGCCCTTCGGTGCCGTCCGACAGCAGGCGGTTGAGACGCGCCATTTCTTCGTTCAGGGGAAAGTGACGGCGAGCAACATCTGTGGTCGAGAGGAACAGGTTGATCCGGGTCTCCTCAGCGATTCGTACCGTTTCCAGAGACACGCCCATCTGCTCGCACAGCTGGCGCGGTATCTCAATGGGCGAGAACCGTGCGTGGGCAAGCTCATGCTGTTGGATGGCGCGAGCGATGTCAGAGTCCCCCTCGGGGACTGCCATTTCGCGGCGCGACAAGTCCGTGTACGCCGACCCGCGAGTGACGGTGGATGGGCGCGTGACCCATCCACCGACCAGCTCGTCAGCGTTGATACGGAGGTCGCCCCGGTCGGCAACAACCCACTCGGGGGCTGCTGTTGGTGGGGTGTGGCGCTCCATCAGTAGTCGCACTCCTCGCAGGACTCGTCCAGTTCGGGGTCGCACTCGCAAACGGGGCCCACGATGTGCGTGGAGGCCGAAGGCGTGTAGCGAGTCTCCTCGGGGAACGCGCTACCGCCCTCTGCGCTGGCGGTGAGGTCAGCGATGCTGAGTGCCTGGTCGATTTGCCGTGCCTCGACTTCCCCGAACACAAGGCGCAGGGCGGTGGAACGCTCGACCCCGGCCGTGTTGGCGAGGCGGTCGTAGGCGAAGAACGAGCGCAGGCTGTACCTGTTCTTCTCCCGTTCGGCGTAGGACTGTGCGATGGGGCGCAGGTTGTGGGGCAGTCCTTCCAGCGCGGCTGGGTTCACCGTGTTGATGTTGATACGGACGGGGAAGCGGTCAAGCAGGTTTGCTGGGAGATCGCTCAGTCGCTCGGCGTTGGTCGTGGCAATGATCTGGAAGCCTTCCTTCGGGGTCATCTTCGCTCCCGTCTCGGGATGCTCGCGCACGGCAGAACCGTCAGAGTCGCAGATGAGCAGAAGAGCCGTCAGCACATCGCCGGAAGCCTGGTCAAGCTCGTCCAGGATGAGCCTGCCCCCGTCCGTCCACGCACGGAGCGCGGAGCCTTCCGCGAACTTCCACTCGTCCTTGCTGGGTCGCCACAGACCGTCCACCTCGGCGGTGGTCATGTCGGGCGAGCAGAGGACGCGATAGGCGTTCCGTGTGCGGCGGTTGTGGTTCAGCTGTTGCGTGAGTGCGTAGTAGGTTTTGCCCGTTCCGGGCTTGCCGTACAGCAGGATGCGGTCGATACCGCTGGCGAGAGCGAGGTCAAGGTCTGACCAACAGCTCGGGGTGGATGTGGTAGTCACGGTGTCCTTCTTTCTTGGTTGTGGGTGTGACGGGACGCAATGTACCAGTAGTATCTCCGTATGGCAACTATTTCCGACCTAGAAATTTTGGCAGACCGTCTGACCGAAGAAATGCCGCCCCCACCACAGCTTGCCGGGATCGTGAACACTATCCCCGGAACGGGCCGTTGGATTATCGCCCGAACAGGTGCCGGAACATACGCACTCCGGATCGAGTACCAAACAGCCGCAGGCGAGCTGATCGTGGTGCGCCAGCAGAGTGAGCTAAAAGGCTTCCCCGACACGCTCGCGCAGGCGATGCGGTTCACGCTGGAAGTTGCTACCGCGAGCCGCCACTACTGGATACCCGTGTAGCCCCAGGGGGCGAAGCCCCCGGCGAAGGCGACTCGCCGCGTTGGAAGTTCCGCTTCCGTGTACTACACTCGCACCATGTCACGCACCGTGACACTCAACCCCATAGGAGCAAATCATGCCGACACATCACAGTGACGATAACGCACTCGGATTTCAAATCGAATCTCCCCCGCCGCCCCGCAATGGGTACCGCGAGGGGCTTCCGCTGATGAGCGAATTCGTGGCCTTTCTCGACGCCAACGAGGGCGTATGGGCGGTGTTCCACACATACAGCGCCAAGCAGTCGGGCTACCAGCGAGCTTCGGACGCACAGAAAAAGTACGGCGACCAGTACGAATTTGTCGCACGTAAGACCGAAAAGGGAACGACCGTCTACGGCAGAAAGATTCCGCTCTTCTAGCCTCCACTCGCACCCAGGCGCGATGTATAATCACTTCGCTCCTAACGCAAAACCCCGGGGTCTAACCAGCCCCGGGGTTTTCGTTTATCATTGTTATGACCCCCGGCGGTGCCTCCTACGCCGGGGGTCACCAATTTAGTACTTGCGGAGGATGTGGACAATCATTGCGATGCTGGCAATGACGTACATTGTTGCGAAAGCTTCCCAGCTCATCGGCCGCGATCTTCCATCTTTTCTTTCACCCGGATCCACAGCGGTTCGTTATGGGCAAGTTCGGGGAACGAGATCGGCTTGTCGCATTTGATTTGATTTGCGGTTGCATTTGCAACGGCCCTCACCAGTGGCCACCCACCCCATGTCTCTGCAATGCGGAGGCGCTCTTCGTATGAGGGGGTGGTGGCATTGCCCACGACACCGGACTCGACCATCTCTTTGGCGATGTCCTGAACCGCACTGCCAATCTTGACCCTGCGCTCGTCGTCCTCCTCGTCGATGATTTCCGCGACCACAAGTTCCTCGACTGCTGGCTCCTCGACGACCTCGGGGATCTCGTCAACCATGTCCACCTCAACGCCCTCGATGCTGGCGACCTCTTCAGGTGTGTAGCTGAGGCCGGCAATGATGTCGGGGAACAGGATTCTGCAAAGTTCACTGGTGCATCGCGCCATGAGCATTGCCCTGGGGTACGTTTTCCAGTTGTTCTTGCCGGCGAGGCCGGCGAGCTTTGCGTCGTCCATCGTCCATCGCACTGTGGCCGTGCTGCCCGTGTCGCTTCGGCTGCCTTTCATCTCGCAAGCCGTGCTGCTGTTCTCCAACACGTCGATTCTGTGGCCATGCCGCGCGACCATCGCCCTCATCAGTTCGGGAGACATTGCAGCCCTGCCCTCGATGACGTGGATGCTGTTGAGCGACTGCATTGGGCCGATGCCCATCTCTGCGCCGTACAGAATGCAGGCGAGGACTGCTTCGGGCTTGCCCTGCAAACCCTTGGGAACGAACGGTGTGTTGGTGACACGCTGGCTCACCTTCCACATCATTTCGTAGTTGACGGGGACCATATCGGTCATGCTGTTACCTCCTGTGTGGGCCAAAAGTATGGCATTGTGGGATCTTCTTTCCAGTAGAACTTGCTGTAATGCTCGGGGAACTTCCGGAGCAAGTTGGCGCGATGGGATGAGTGTACACGATCATCGCCCCACCACTCGGGAAGGTCGGATGCATCGGGTTGCACTATGTCGATGATTTTGGACTCGCACGTGTCGTTGTAACCGCGCGAACGCCACACCTGACACACGGCGACACCGTATGCGGCGAGGCCGGCGGGATTGTCGCGCCACATGACGGCAGCGGGGTGTGTGGTCCAGCCCTTGCTACGGCCAGTAATCGCGTTGAGCAGCTGGAGCGTCTCTACACGTTGCTTGCCGAGACGTTGCCTGTCGAGCGACATGGCCGACAAATGGAACGATGCGTATGGAACAAATGTCTGCATTGGGCCTCCTACTTCTTGATGCTGACGGTCTTGCGTCCCCACACTGTATCGCTGAACTCCTTGGGTGCAAACCCGTGTCGTTCAAGTTCTGTACTGCGCCAGCCGAGAGATGCAGTGAGGGGCAAGACACGCTTCAGCACGTCGATCAGCCCCATCACGTCAGACGGTGTGATCTCGCCAGTCCCATTGTCGAGACAGCTACGCACGATCTCATTGAGCAGCCTTTCGCTCTCCCACTTCTTGCTGGAGCTGGTTCGCTTCTCAATGACGCCGATACCGGGGGCCACGACCTTTTTGTCGGGCAGTGTCTCGTTGATGTTCAGCTCGATCGCCTCAATAAGAATGCTGAGATTCTTCTTAAACTCGTTGAGGTGGATCAAGCCCTGCGCCAAAGCTTCCCAGTTCCCCTGCTCTGCAAGGTCTTGGCGAAAATCATCCATGTGGACGAGCGCCTGCTGAAATGCTGCGATTAGCTCCGGGGTGGCCTGTTCCGGTAGCTGGTTGACTTTCTCTAGTTCGGACATCTTTTCTGCTTCCTTGCTGCGTGTTCCCATTTCTTCGGGTGGAGAGACGACCTGTTCTTGATGCATCCCCAACCGAAGAACCCTACTGGCCACTTATAGTAGCCGTCTTTGTATGTGAAACCCAACACAGATATTCGATTGGCAACAATTATTTGCTCTTCCCTGGTTGCCTTGTCGGGGGTGGCCGCAAACTGTCGACCTCCGTATCTGTTCCAGGTTCCACGGGCGATGCCGAGACCGCCAGCCCAGTTGCCCCGGTCCTGCCAGTTGGCCGTTTCGCCGTCTTGGCTGCTCTCACAGATCGCAACCAAATCCCAGTAGCGGGGTGGCATGACATGGACACTGGCCTTGGAGATGCAGCCCTGAGTACTGGCACCAACCGAGGTCGGAAAGAGAAAAAAGCCGGCGAGGACGCCGGCAAGGATGCGCTTCATTTGCGTTCTTTCTTTTTGGCGGGACGAACCCGATTCGGCATCACGTCGCGGAACGCCCGATGAGTAAGCGTACCGCCGTACAGGCAGTAGCTACCGTCTTTGTTGTAACTGTAAACGGTGTAAGTGCCCGGCTGATTGAGGACGCGCACTTCCGTACCGATTTCCAATTGTTCAGACATTGGTTCAGCTCCTAAGGCAATGACCACCTTTACCAGTATAGCACTAAGCGGCCTGGTTCTGTGCGCGAATGATCTTCTGCACCTCTTCGACGAGGTTCAGCAGCTGATCGGTCTCGTAATCACCCGCTGGAACGACCTTGTTCGTCAGGAAATACAGCAACATTCGCCAGTTCATGAGACCTCATCAATCTAGTAATCCTCTGCACCATCTGCAGTGGAATGTGGAACACAGAATGTACCATATCGTCATCCGACCATGTAGCCACCAGGCTCACATGATTTTCTTTTCCACCCATGTCTGTGGGCAGAAGAAAACCGCAACTGTGGACAATGCACGGAGCGTTGTCGTCGAGATCGCAGCGTTCTGCCCATCCGTCGACACCCACATGCGCGTCGTGCCACTCAATAAGAACGGGAACAAGGTCAAAGTCGAGGCTCATGGCCTATATGGTAATCCACTTACCCCTGTAATTGGCAGTGCCCCCAAAAATCGGGATACACTCATAGGTGAAGCGCTGCTTTCCGCTGGTTTCATACTCAACTATCGCTAGTCCCTGTTGCCAGTTTTCCGTTGAAACGAGCGGCCGACCATCGATATCCATTCCCTGCTTAGTGCTTGGGACAGCACCATCAATGCGAGCAAGACATCCCGGAGAGGCTGCCATAATCGTGCGAGGACCCTCGAAGTCCTCTCGCGTCTTGTAGGCGGTTTCGATTCGGTGGATGTGACCATAAATGACGCTGTGCTTTTCATTCGCAAGATACATGTGAGCGGTTGACCCACTGCTCTTCACCTTGTTGCCATGAATGATTCTGATCTTGCTGTTCAGCCATACATGATTCGCCGGATAGCCCGGATGGTATTCGATGCCGAAATCCTCCATGCGACATAGGTAAGGAACCGAGAGGACTGGCCACGTGTCGGGTATATTGCCGCGTCGTAGACCGAAAGCTGCCCGGGCGTTGTCGAGGATGTGGTTTGGGAGCCGTTCTTCGTGATTACCCGCCAGCCAAACGATCCTTGCGTGAGGGGCAGCATCTCTAACTTGTCCACAAAATATGGCCGCTCTGTCGATTGTGGCCTGGGTTGTCTGTTGGTAGGCCGGCGTAATGCGGTACTTGCTGAGTTCAGGAAGGTCGAGGTTGTCTCCCAGGAGAACAACAATGTCCGGGTTGACCATTCTAGTAATGTCCAGGGCAAGCGAAATGGCTTTTTCATCGTGTGTTGGCTCCAGTTTGTTCTTTCTGTTGCGGAAGTATCCGATCTGTGCGTCGGGGAGAACGACGCAACGCTGCATCTCCGATGACACGGGCTGCGTCCTGTTGCGGGGTACAATGATTTTGGGTGATTGCTGCACGACCGGCCACGCAGGTGCCGCCTGATTCAGTTTGAGCTGCATCGCCCTATACTAGCGCGGGCTGTTCCCGTTTTGGGGGCGCGGGCGCATAGCGTTTGCCATGTACCCGGCGAATGCCTGATTTAAAAACTCGGCAGCGGGCCGGCCCGGGGGGAGGCGATACGGCACGGCGGAAGAGCCAGCCCGTTGCATTTGGCTAGTGGCCCGAAGGTAGTCATTCATGTATTGGGATGTAATGTCGCTAACCGAAGATTCTATATCGCGGGGCGGGATATACCGCGACGGAGGAAGCTTTTCGGGGGAATTAAAAACATATGCCTGGTGCATCATGCCGCCCAAGTTTGCGCCGCCGGGATGGGGTATGACCTCGATGCCCATCTCATTTTTAAGCCATTGGTACCACTTTGATTTTGCATACGGGTCACCAGTAATGCTAAATATCGTATCCTGTGCAAGTTTCCAGTCCATCCACGCCTCATCACGACTTGCCTTCGGTTTCATAATTCGTTGCAAAATGTCATCATATTCAGGATGATTTGGGCTAATTCCAATTGATCGCATAAAAGACCCAGTTGATTCGGCAACTTTAGACGCTTGGTCGGGGCTCATTCTTTCAATATCGAGAGCCCTCATACCCCCAACGTTTTGTATAGCCCCTTCCGGCGAACGTGTTACCGGAAGATCAAAATAGTTTTGACCTGGTGGAATATCAACCGCAGTTTTTGTTACATATGGAGCATTTAGCGGAAATGGGGCTTCGGAATAATTGCCAGTAAGTGATTGGTAGGGCCGCGGCTCCCACATTTCAATTTGGCCGGTTTGCGGATCACGAACAAAAAGAATAGAAGAAGAAGGTGGATTTACGGTAGGGGTAGTTGGAGACAACGAGTTCCTGGGCTCAAAACTATTTTCAATTAGAAAAGCCGGGGCATCTTCGGTCCCCAAAGCAAACCTACTGGGTTTTCCGCCAGGTGATCGGAAAAGTGGATATTTAAGACTAACCCTACTTGAAGAGATAACCGGTCTACCAAGGGATTGAACTACAGCACGGGCAGCCTGTTCGTTGGGGGCAGCGTTGAGTAGGTCTAAAATTGTTATTTGGGAGACGTCTTTTCCGCCAAAATTCCATTTAGAAATATCCAAATCACCACGATTTACTGTTGTTAATTCCCAGTTGGAGGGACGGGGAAAATCGGAGGGCTTTACTGAAAGTCTTCCATTATCTAAAAGGTCACCAATTTTTAGTTCAGAAATTTCAGAAATTGGTTTTCTGATATCATATGAGGCCGTAAAAGCCTCAGGTGCATTACCATAGGTGTATAAACTCGTTTCATCCATATAAGCCCTGGGTACATACGAGCCGGTTCTCTCATAATTCGGATAAACATGTCCCTGACGCCGCGGGCCATATGTGCCGGAAATAGATCTATTTTCGGTTGTATACAAACCGGGCGAAAGAAGATTTCTTTGCGGATTACCGCGTCTCCCCGGAGAATAATCTATTTCCAAAAAATCCTCTAGTGGATTAAGGCGTCGTGGCAGCGGATCTCCTGTTGGGCTTGTATGCCACACTCTTACGGTATTCGCCGGGTCAGCAAGGGGTTCTGCCTCAATCGGTCTATCAAAAAGTTGAGGATTTGGATTACGGGAAATCAAGCCCATTGATTCTTGTGCTTTTTGTTTTGCCAACTCGTAACGCGAAGGTTGGGGGGCGGCGGGGCGGGGCTGGGCCGGCTGCTTCGGAAATCCGCTTTCTTCTCCATACGATGCCGGCGGCCTAGGCGGGAACGGCCCCTTGTTCCCATAGCGGGCCTCATGGGCAGCCTTGGCCTTGGCCTCGGCGGCCATACCTTCCGGGGAAGAACGCCAGGCGGCCTCACGCGCCTTATAACCAGCCCTGGCATCGTCATACGCCCGCCACTGCTGGCGAAGGGCCAGGTCAGCAGCTTCCCCCTGGGCTATACCGCGGGTCACAGCCCTCGCCATCAACGGTGCTTCCAGGGCAGCAACACCAGCTCTGGCGAACGGGACGATAGAGGCAATGTTTAGAACATCCTCGCCGATACCAGCCAAGCGCTCGCCAGCCCGCAACCCGCCGCGAGGATCGAGGTAACTGGCGGCGTTCGTGCCCGTTACCGTCCTCTGCATTGACTCCGCCGGGTACTTTATGCCATGCCTGTACGCAACATCAAAGAGAGCCCGCGGTGCCGCCCCAATGTCATCACCAATAACCCTGCGGTTCCTGGCCTCGTTATATGCTTCGTAGGCGTCGCGGATTGCCAGTTCTTCAGCGGTACGCTTTCTAAGGCCGGTAGCCGCTTGCCCTGGACGCACAAAAGCCTGTGTCGGGGCGGCCGTAGAAAGGCGGTAGCCCTCGGGAACCCACGACGGCTTCTTGGGTCTCCCCGGATTGTCAGGGTCCCTGGGTGTCGGGTTCAGCAGTCCCATTTGCGTAGTGCCTTGTTGATTCTGCTGTCGGGATCACGTGCGGTCTTGGCACTGGTCAGCTTGCTCTTCATGCCCTCCATGCGACGGCAGAAAGCTTCCCGACGAGCGGCAGACTTCGGTGACTTCTTGGCCTGCTCCCTGCTAACGGGTGGCTTCAGGGTACCGCCAGTCTGCCTCTTGTATGAAGCACGACCGCGGGCATTCAGCCCGCCCTCGGGGTTCTGCCCTTCTTTCCTTTGCCAAGCAGCACTAGCCATTTCTCTTTGCCCATGCGTTGTCGACGAGGTTGGGGTACGGCCGACCGGCCTTTCTTGCCCTGGCCTTAGCTGCCTTTTTCTTTGCCAGGCTCAGCTTGGCGGATTTGGCATTCGGGTTGGGTGTATCCCAAAACTTCTTACTTTGACCCATTTCGCCTACGGGCCTCGCTCAAGGCGATGGCGATAGCCTGATCGCGCTTCTTCACAACGGGGCCGCCCTTGCCTGAATGCAGAGTGCCGCGCTTGTATTCGCCCATGACCTTCTCGACCTTCTTCTTGGCGAGTGCGCCCTTAACACCGCAGGAGCAATTCTTTTTACCGCACTTGGGACACTTCATAGTTATCTCCGCCCCCGGTACATGGTGTCATAGCGCTGAGAGGGGGAACGGTAAAAGGTAACCTTTTTACTCAACTTGCCGCCACCTTCGTAGGTCCTTGCTCCGCGAATTGGCCCCTCGGTTCCAAGAACTTCTCCACTTTTTGCAGGTGTGTAGATCGTATTCTTTCCACTAAAATCAGAGAAAGAACCGCCACCACGGGGACCAACAGCGGGGTCAACGTAATCCAGTGGGACAACCCTCCCCTTCTTGTCCTTATCCTTGTCGGCCTTGGATTCTGCGAGCTTCTTGATGCCCTTATTCATTCTCTATCTCCGGTGTGATAAGGACCTCTAGGCCCGCGTAGTTAGATAATACAGGAGAATGGAATGTGATGGTAGGGACGTACTTAGGGGCATCATCATCAATAACACCAGCATCTACTAGACCATCAATAGCTGCTTTAGCTGCTGGATAGCACGCCCCGGTGTCCTGGATTTTGCGGTCAGGGAGGATAGGGGTTACCTCGATTGTTATCGCCTGGAAGTGGGGGATGTTCGCCTCCAGGGCGGCATCACGGAACGCCTCACGCCACCACTTTGTCTGCTCTGACCGTTCGTAGTGGGAACCCCGCTTGCGCTCCTGGTTGGTAGTCCAGGGCCGGCGTCCCGATACGGTCAGGCTGTATTTAGTCATTTTGCTCAGCCCGCTTCTTGAGCTTCTCCAGGGACTTGAGCCTGATCTTCGCGCTGGCGTAGACATCTGCGATCTGCTGGTCAGAGCGGGACGGGATGAACGGGAACGAGAACAGGCGTCCAGCCGCCGCCAGCTGACCGCCAGGCTGCATGACCGGGACATCGCTTCGCCCCTGTGTCCTGGCCTCTCCAGTTGAGTACCGCAGAACGGGGCCAGTAGCAATGTTCGTACCGGGGATTTCTCCGGTTGGGAGCAGGCTCATCAGGCGCGTGGCGACGGGGAACTGCTGGAGGGCATAGCCGAGAGAAGCAGAGTAACTTGCAGGGTCGGAGGGGTTCAGGAGGCCGGCCTGCTCAAGACCGGTCTGTGTGTACATCCCAGTGCCAGCAGGACGACGCAGCCTGTCCATCCTGGCAACATCGAGTCCGACGAGACCAGCGGGGAGACGAACGGCGGGCCCCGTGGCTCGACCAAGCTTCGTCGGGTCACCCTTGAGAAGAAGGCTACCAATGGGGCCCTCAACAACGTCAGCAATTGGGTTGAGGAAGTTGATGGAAGCGGCACCGCCAAAGACGGGAATCGTTCCCAACCTGAGGTCCAGTGGGTCATTCTCGACATCGCTTCCCAAAGTCCCCATGTACATGTACCACGCCAGGCTCTGCGGATGATCCTTTCCAAGCGCATAGAAAACCTTGTGGATGTGCTTTGTCCAGGCGTAGAACGGGAAAGCAAGAGAAACGTAACGACGTTCTGCGATGGTCAGGTCGGTAAAGTCACCTAGCCACTTGTTTGCAGTGGCTGCGGCCTCGTTGATCGCAGCTCGGATTTCGCGGTTGTTCTTCCAGCTTCCATCAGCAATAACAGTGTCGAGGTCGGTTCCGTTCTTCTTCAGGATCCGCTGGAGCTGTTCCAGGAAAAAGGCGTGGCGAGAGATTCTGTTGAGAGTTTCGTTCAACTTGAACGAGCGTTCGGCAAGACCCTGGACCATGCGCCCCGGGGGTCCCAGCCTGGACAGAACTGGCTTCTTCCCGATAACGGGAGGCAGGTTGCGGAGGAACCTGGTTTCCGCAGTAGAAACGCTAACGTCCTGGACGGGGGACGACAACGCCAACTTTCCGCGCTCTCCGATATCTGCTCGCTCAAAGTTGGGGTCGTACATGGAGCGGACAGAGCCATACTCTTCCTGGTAAACCTTCTTCATTTGGCTGATCATCGTCCCAAAATCCACCCCGGTCATACGGGCGAGGATCATGGCGGTAGTGATGTCGCCAATCTGCCACATGATGGAAAAGGCAAGAGTGGAGGTTTTAAAGACTTTGTTGATTTGGGCAGCAACCAGGTTGAGACCACGAAGCTGCTCGGGATTCAAGATGGATGTCATCCTGGTGATTGCCTTGGGAATGTACTCCGGGACGAAGTAGGTCTCTTCACCGATGTTGTGGGCCTTAAACCTGTACCCAAGACGACGATAGGGATCGACCGGTTCAAGGCCGCGAGACCTCATCCAGTTGGCAATCTTTTCTCCAAGAATCATTCTTGTTGCCGCCTCAAGCAGCCACGCCGGATTGCGCGTTCCCGGAGCCCCCGCACCGATTCCGGCGATGTAATCATCGGGAGGGATATCGCCAACCATGGCGTAGTGTTCTTCCGAAGCGAGGTTTTTGGCTTCACGGGACGCCTCGTCAAACATCTGATTAAACAGATCTTCACCCATAACGTCCTTTGGCAGACGCCCGTGCTGGGCAACAACAAGTCGGTAAGCCTCGTTTTGAACAACGTTTTCACCTTCGGCAGCAACCCTTGCGGCGAGATCTGAAAGGTTAAAAATGTTCTCCCTGTCGCCAATGCGGCGCTTTGAGGAGGCGGGGTCAACCCACCCCTCCATGCCTTCGCGGACTTCGTAAGCAGGCAGGCCGCCGTAGCTCCTTGTCCTTGTTCCGCCAGGAACGTAGCCGGGGCCAATGGGCGACATAAACTCGCCACCACCCATGTCGATTGGAATCATGCTGCTGGGGTAGTTGACGTCAGGGTCGAGGGCGTTGGTCAGCGGGAAGTTCGCCGGCATCTCCTCAAGTGTTCGGAATGCCTCGCTTTCAAGAATGCCGGCGCGGATGGCCTCTGCCGTTGCGAGTCGTTCCTGCTGGGTTGCCAGCTGACCTTGCAGCCTGGAAATTTTGTTTGGAATGTCAAGAATAGACAAGCGCTTGGCCTTGTGCCTGTTGAACTGGTCAACAAACATCTGATATGCAGCCTTGTTTCTCTCCGCCGCGATCAGGAGGTCATCGAGAGCCTTGAGCTTTTCCTTGGCAGTTTGAGCATCTTCGAGGGCCTTGACCTGCTTTTCAAAGAGGGCGCGGGTGACATCGTTTTCGTAGACAGCCTTTCGTTCGTCAACGTTGGGGATACTGTCATCGGGAACAGGCATCCTTGCGGGGGCAGACTTTCTGCCACGCGCAGCATTGCGAAGGAAGTTTAGTTGGCCTTGCGCTTCGTCGAGAACAAGCTTTGCCTGGGCGAGCATTTCTGGGGTGTTTGTTGTGTAGCTGTAGCGTGACCAAAACATTTCACCAGGAACCTGGGACCACAGACCGCCCAATTGGAATTCACTTGGATTACCATTTTCTGCGCGGTCAACAGCTTTTTCAAGGTTTTTAACAACATCCTCAAGCGCTGCGATCGCATCGTTGATTGTGGAGTTTTCCATCAAGTCGTAACCAAACGAATTTCTTGCTTGGTATCGACTCATCGGTTCGCCCGGCGGGTAAAAACGAACACCGCCAACCAGGTTTTTGTTTTTACCAACCGAATACGGCTCTATGGCTTGTTTCTGAAAACCGCTAGAAGAAGTAGACAAGTGCCAGTTGGGAATTTCTGATGCCGGGAGGTTTGCAGGGTTTGTTTGTGGGGCGACAGCGGGGGCGGGAGAAAGACGGGGCATCGCGGCGGGAGAACCAGATTCATAGATAACGGTTTCCCCATCAGCGATCTTCTTCTCGACGAATTTGAGAAGCCTTTTAACCTCGGGTAGAACGGCAGCTTCTTTATTTGTGCCGTCAATATATCTATCACGATAGAAATCTTCTCTGCCCAGGCCGCCCCTGCGTCCACCCTCAATCCGGGAAATAATTTCGTCAAGACGTGATTTAAATTCTGACCATGTTGGGGGAACTGCTATTGTGATACTTGGATCGGCGCCGACAACGAACCCTTTGGGGGCTTTGTCAATACGGACAAACAGTCCATCCTGCGGACGATCTTCGAGAAAATCGGGCAATAACCAGTTGTATAGGCGATCGGGTTCAATATCACCCTTGGGTACATTTTGCGGCGTATAGTAACCCGGGCCATCGCCTTCCCTGGCCATTTCGCTTCGTGTATACCACTCGACATTTCCGCGCTTCCACTTACCGCCCGGAACACCACCATATTCTTCCCGAAGTGCAACAACATCAGATTCGGAGACTGGTTGTGTGAAGGTTTCAATTTCCGCCCGTACAACCGCTAATTCACGGTCTAATTCTTTCCTGCGAGCATATCCCTCGCCGGAAAAATAGTTATCAGATTCTCTAGCTTCCGCAATCTGTTTTTCAATTTCTGCAGCCCTGGATTGAAGTTCAACAATGCGGGGATTATCAGCCAGTTCAGGGGGCAAAAGACGCTGTGACACCGGAACTTCAGACGCCCTGCGGATCATGTCCCTAATCTGACCCTCAAGATCGGCGATGTCCGTCCCCAATTGTCTCAAATTTGTGTTGACCTCGCGGATACTAATTCCGCTGTACTGTTCGGGGATATCCGGCATTGGGTATTGATCGGGCTGTTCCATGGCAAGCTTCATTGCCTGGAACCGTTGATAGCTGTCCAGGAGCGTCCGCTTCATGTCAACTAGTTCTTGGAAATATTCATACTCCGATATTCCGCCAAGATCTTCTGACGAGTAATACAACTCCCAGCCATCATGTCTGTCCAGGAATGCCTCGGCGTCGCCTTCGGGCAACTCCGGCTTTTTGGAGGGGGCGGCAAGGCGCGGCGTGGGGGATTCGGCAGAGGGCGGGGCAAGCTTTCCGCCACCATCAACGATCTCCCTGGCCCTCAGAGTCGCAGCAATGGCATCGTCGTTGAGGCCATACTCTGCAATGAGATTACTAAGCTCGTCATACGCCTGGGTCAACTCGGCGTTTTTGGCATTGTATTCAGCGGGGGTAAGTTCTTCCGCCCGTGCGTCTTTCAGTCTCCCCCTTGCGGCATCAACACGCTCGGCCCAGTTGATGAACTTCGCGCCCCATTCGTCGGGGGAAAGATTGAGGGGTTCGGTCAGGCCATCAATTCCGCCCTTGACCCAATTGACCCTCTTGGCTTTTCCGCCCTTGCCCAACACAATAGAAGACTCGCTGTGGAAGTACTGCATGCCCCAGCGTTTCCTGGTTTTCCCGTCCAGGAGATACCACCAGTCCCACTCAGGCTTCCCCTTGACGGGGGTAAGGTAGAAACGCATTTGACCGTTGACCGGCCCGGCGCCAAGAAACTGTTCTGCCTCATCCATGAGATTGACAATCTCTTGAGATGCTTCAGCAATTCGTCCACCCTTTGCCGCGGAAATTTCTTCGGGGGTGGGGTTTTCAAGAATTGCAATCTGCTCTTCAAGGTAAGCCTTCTGCTGAAGAACGGCTTCCATTTCCTGCAGGGATTGAGGATCATCGGCGAGAGCCCTGGCAAGAAAATCGACGTTTGCCTCATCAAGCGCCGGACCAATACCAAGTTCCGCAAGGGTTTCGTCGGGACCATTCAGGTCTTCCGGATCGCCACCGGCATCGATGTAATCGTCCTCCGCGTCGAACATCTCGTCGGTGAGCCCGTCCATGTCCTCTTCGAGAACTTCGATTGTTTCGTCAACGGCAGCCCTTTCTTGCTGGAGGCGGGCGACTTCCAGGTCGTACGCTGCCTTTGCATCCCTGGCCTCAACTTCTAGCTGGGCGATTTCTGACTCCAGGATTGAGCGGTTGGTCAGGTCGTCAACGCCTAGAACCTGGGCTCTTGCCTGGATTTTGAGGTACTCTTCGTACAGGCGGCGCATTCTGCGATGGCTCTGAACCAGCCTGCTATTGCCAAGAATCTTGTTGATCTCCTGAACAGGGACGTTGAACTCGTCGGCGAGACTTTGGGCCGGCTGGTTTTTAGTGACATGGGCTTCAATGATGTCAAGTCTTCGGAGGTCGTCAACCGACTTGGCGTGTTTCTCCTCCAGGCGGGCAATCCTATTCCCAAGATCATCAATCCTTTCCTTGATCCTGTCAGCCAGCCTTCCGGCTTTGTCGGCCATGCGACGAGCGGCTCCGGGCTGACCCGACTTGGGAGATGTGGGGAACTCCCCGGTGCCACCCTCAATGGCTTCGCGCTCAAGATTGCGCCTGATGCGGAGATACGCCTCGACGATCGGACGCATAGGAGAGGGGTAAATCTGAGAGTCGAGAGCGATCTCGTCAGGCAGGATTTCAACAATTGACTGCAGGAGGGCGATCCTGTCAGGGTCATTGACCTCAAGTTCCCAAACGTGGTCAACCCTGTCCATGAATTCAACAATGTCGTCAAGCCCTGCCGCGATAAGACGGGCGCGAAGATATTCAACAACGGGGACCGGAACGAGATGGTGCGGAGAAAGTGGACTTTTGCGGCCAAGGCCGATGATCTTTTCGCTAGTCTGAGAGGCAATTGACTTTGCAACGTTTTCAACCGCGCGGGCAAGGCGGTCATACTGCATACGACTCATGCCGGGAGCGCCGTCCAGGAAGTCAGCAGCCATAGCGGCCGATTCGGGGGTCATCCATTTGCCCTCGGCGGCATTATAGCGGGACAGTAGAGTCAACTCTTCAATAGGAATTCCCAAACGCTTTGAAAGCTGCGACAGAAGCTGGGCGTGTCCATCGAGAGCCGCCAATACCGCGCCCTGTTCGGTAATGCTCAGGTCGCCATACGTAACGCCAGTTTCGGGGTCTGTTTCTCCCTTGTGCAGCGGGCGCTTTGCTTCTTCAATAATGTCGCGCGAGGCGCGTCCCGCTTCGTCTCTTGCAGATCGGGCCACAGCTGATGCCTCGCGCCGAAACTTCCAACCACGTGACCAGCGTTCGCTGCGTTCTGCCTTTCTCCTGAACGTGTTGTATTCTTCGTTGAGAAGGGAGAATTCTTCACTGTTGCGAGGAACATCCTTCATCTTGTCAAATGTTTCTCCGGCCTTTCGTCGATAAACAGTCGCCGCCTTCTCGCCCCAGGCTAGGTATCCGTTCCCAAGATAAGCACCGTTACGGACCAGTTTGCCTAGCTGTCCGGCAGTCCAAAACCACGGCTTGATCGGAAGCATCATGGCCCTGTTGACGGGGGCCATGGTTGTTCTAATACCCTTGCTTACGCCGGAAAGTCTTTCTGCAGCCGCGTACATTTTGGGAGCAGACCTTGAAACGTTCCCTGCCCGGGAAGCACTGGCGACATTCCAGGCCGCCCCTGTCTCAAGGCCCTTAGCGCCGAGCGAAGCGCCCTTTGAGAGTGCGCCGCCGACGATTGTAACGTTTCCAACATCTTCAAGAAGAAGCTGCGTAATCGGCGTACCCTCCTTAAGACCCTGCCAGTAATCTCCCCACCTTGCCCCCCAGCCGCGCCCTGGCTTGGCATCGTAAACCAACCCAGCAGTTGACCCAAGAGAATTCCACACCATCTGAGCGGTGTTGGCGTCATACTCTTCCCCCTGCATAAGTTTGTTCCACAGAAGACCCTTGGTGTCGGCTGCAAGACCACCCAAGAATGTAGCCATTCCGGGGATAGCATTAACGATCAAGCGACCGCCCATTTCGGCTTCGGTCCCGAGGCGTTTGATGACTGTTTGTGCAGGGTCAAACCCGAGTTTTGGACCAGGTGACTTCATCTTGCCGGGTGACGTCTTGGGCTGGCCAAGGCGCGGCTTGATCTGCCCCGGGGTAATGGGCTTAATCGGGGCGAGTGTGGCGGCGGGTGCGAGGGGCTGGACTGGCGCGACAGCCTGCAGCTGACCCGACCGGCCGGGAGTGGTCGTCGGCGTAGGAATAAACGGGAATGGCGGTTTGGGTTGCTCTGCCATTTACTGCCCCGTGTTCAACCAGTAGTCCTCAAGATAACCGATGTTCCTGGATGACTTACGTGCCTGCAGGCCAACAATGGCCTCGATGAGTCTTGCAACGTCGGATTGCCCCTCGGACTGGCGGATATTTTCAATGAATGAGTTGAGACCCTCTTCATCGCCCGAATTGAACATTCCCAATGCCTCTTGAACAACAGACGCCGCAGGGGATGAAACAATCTCGCCGTCTTGTTCGTACTGGACATCACCCATGGTCAATGCGTTGTACACGGCCGTATCATTGAGACCGCTGAAATCCCTGATTTGGCTGAGATTCATCCCTGTCGCAGCCTCAATTGCCGCTACCTGCGACTTGGCCATTTCACGGGCCGTACCAAGCTGCTGGTCCTGCTGGAACTTGTACTGTTCATACGGAACACCAAACTGGCTCATGTACTGCTGGTTGCGACGCTCTTCAAACATTCTTTGATCAAGACCGCTAAACTTTCCGCGGGCCAGGTCCGGGTTCATCCCATATGCCTGGCTGGCGATCGCCGTGGCAAGGTTAGAAACGGGAGTAGATTCAATCTGCTGAGCGGTAGCAAGATATTCTTCGGCCGGGGCAGCATTTTGTGCGTACCAGTTGCCCAAAACGTTATTGGCGTAGTCCCTGAGAAGGGGGGACCTATTTTGCGTAGCCTCCTCAAAAGCCCTGAATCCACCACCCTGCCGCTGGGCAACAGTGCTTTGTCCGCCCAGCATGGCTTTGCCATACATACTTTCAAGATCGCTATAACGCTGTCCCGCCTGCGAGCGCAGGTACGACGGAACCTCGGTGGCAAAACGCATAGCCGAACCCGAGATTGCGGACTCAAGGTCCCCGGCACTATAGAAGCCCCCGTATTTACCCTTGCTGGACAACCCACCCATGGGGCGAGTAACGCCGGACAAAAGCTTTTGGTATGAAGACGTGGGGGCCATTGATGCCCCAGGGGCCGCTTCTGTAGACGCAAGCCTTTGATCGGGCGTCATCGACAACGCCAGGCGACGCGAAATCGCCTGCTCGTAGGGGGAAGGCGGGGCCTGGGGTGTTGGCTGTTCAACCTGGGGCGCGACGCGGGGACGGAAGATTCCGTTCGCAGCCTTAATCAGATCCGTCTTAGTCCCAAGCATTTTTAGCCGTTAACTCCAGGCGCTCCAGTAATCCCGGGCATCGGCCCGAGAATACCAGTATAGTCCGTGGATGCGCCTCCCGAGGGGCTGCCATAGCCACCGCCCCCGCCGCCATACCTAGTGGGATAGCGCCACTGAAGGTAGGAGCGATACCCCTTGACATACTGGGGCAGGCGGTTGATCTGACGATTTGCCATATCCCCCCTGGCCTGTGAAGACATCTGAGCGCCGGCCTTGAGATTGGCGAGATACCCAACCGACGGAACGTCCCCAACATTGAACTGTTCGGGGCCGGAGGTCTGGGCGGCAATATTCTGCAGAGTCGGACCCATATTGGAAATACGGTCGACATCGCTGCGAAGCTGGGATTCGCGCTGGTTGATTCCTGTTCTGATCGGTCCGTCGGCCATTAGCGCATGTTCCTTCCGGGGGTCATAACCCGCTGCCCGGGCTTCGTTGTTACCGGCTTGGGTCGGGTGATGGGCTTGGCCGATGTTGCCTGGGTCGGAGTCTTGGTCGCCCCAAATCCACCAGGGACGGTGTTGCGCCTGGCCAGCCCCTGCTGTTGGGTTGGGGTGAGGTTTGACGTGGGGGCTGTTCCTGTAGTTGTCCCGCCAAATCCGGGGACCGTAGTAATCCCGGTCATTCCGGTTTGGCCACCAGCCGCTGTTCCAGTTCCTGCGCCAGTGCTGGTACCAGTTCCGCCACCGGAAGAGGTGTTTCCATACAGCGCCTTGTATTCCGCCTGCTTTTGTGCGGTGTCAAGGTCTACCTGTGTCTTTTGCGCCGTGGTGCTTTCCCTCGCCCCGATAATGCCCGAACGGTATGCGGCCTGTCCTTCGGCCAGGGTCCTGGCATACTGCCCCGATCTGAGCATGCCGGAAGACTCAGCCCCGGCCCCCGCCTGCCTCTTCTGCTGCATGTAATCAACGTCCATGGAGCCATACAGGGGGTTCCCCTGGGCATCTTTCTTGTAGGAAACGTTGCCCTGGTCGTCGAAGGTAGCGGTAGTCATACGCTCATAAGCCTTGTCAAGAGCGTCCTTTTTTGCGGTCGCAGCAGCATTAGAGTTAGCAATTAGCTGGTCATAGTACGTCTGCGTTGTCGGCATCTTCGTGTTCCTGTAGGTGGCGTTCCAAAATTTCCGTCTGCTCTCTGATTACCTGGTTCGTAACCTTTTGGACAAGCCTCATTGAGCTGACGTCTCTTTTGATTTCTTTGATAAGATCCACGGCCTGTCCGTGCTGTTGGGTATTCCTTCTGTCCAACCTATATAATACCCACATAATAGGTCCCGATATAAGGGCCACTATGATGGACGCCCAGGCCGCCGACATGTCACGAAGCCTTGACCTTGGCCGGAACCTTGTCGCCCGGGTAGTAGCGGATATGCCATGACTCGGCGTTGGGGCCATCCTTGACTTCCCAGGAAAACCCGTACTCGTCGGCGTTTTTGAGAAGCCAGTTCAGGACCGCCCCTGATGCTCCTGCAACATCAACCGCCAGTCCCCACCCGTGGTTCGAGGTGCCGGGTACACCAGCTGGAGCGAAACCCTTCTTGAGATACCAGGTTGTTCCTTGCCACTCGCGGGTGACCTTCGAGCCATTATTGGCTTTTTGGTAACGAGCCAGGAATAGAGCCTTTTGACGATCATATGGTCTGTACAAATCCCATTTACTAGTTGGTTTAAGGATGACGCCATCCTTCTTTGCCGCCTTGACCATAGCATTCCAGGCGGAAGCGGCCAGTTTGTGTAGGTGCCCCGACCCAACGGGGACAAGAACAGAATCGGGGAGCTTGCCGTTTTCCGCCTTTTTGATATCGGCAGGCATAACGACCGGCTTGACGGGGTAGGTCACTGGTCCCCCTTCAGGGCCTCTTCGGCCTCCTGAGCCGTCAGATCACCGTCCTTGCTCGCGTCGAGAAGCTTCTTGACAATCGGTAGGGTGGCGGCAATTACGGCCAGGGAGAACGTTTTCCCAAAGGCAACATCAAAAATCTGAGAAGTTCCGGCCGCGGCCAGGGCTGTGCTGGACACGGTAGCCAGGAAACGTACCAGGAATTTCTTGACATTCATACCGTCATTATGACACATGTAGAACGAGCGTCAAAGGACTATCTCAGTATTTGATTATGTAGTTGACGACGGCGTACGGCTGCATGTTGTTGTGGGCGGCACCACCGCCCTTGCTGGTCGTCTGAAAACTATTGTTTTGAGAAAGGGATGTAACGGTTGCACTATCCGCAAAAGCAAAAGTGCCATTGAAGGAGGCGTTAGGAGTCATACCGTGACTGTGACTGGGCATTTCCGATTCAGTGAGTGTGTGGGTTTTTGCTCCGCCGTAATCGGTCAGGGCATTGAAGTCGCCATCCCCCGAGTCGAACCCGGCCAATACCCTGCCCTTGTAGTTGGGAACCCTGAATGTTCCCGCAGACGGGGCGGATTGTCCGCAGTGGGTGTTGTAGGTGGTTCCGATCGCGGCATATAGCCCCGAATACGCAGATTGTGAATACGGAGTTCCGTCACAAAAAAGCCAACCCGAAGGTGCGGATGATCCGGCATACTGCATAACGCTGCCGATTGGGAACGGGGACAACGGAACAGTACTGGGTGGAATTGTTATAGACCCGCCAACAGACAGATTTCCGCTAATCGACATATTGCCGTAGATGCTTCCGCCGTTTACCTTGAGCAAAGCGCCGTCAAGGTAATCCTCAAGCGACTTCGAGTTTTCCATCAACAGGGAAATAACCTTTTTGGTTGCCTCCTGAAGAACTGGTTGAAAAAACTTTTCTAGCTGATCCCAGGAAACCGGGTGTTCCCAGGTAAACGGGTATGACTCTGCGCCGGTGGCCGACGGGGCTGTGCTGTTGGCAAAATTGTCGTATCTCTCCGTCATCGAGAATCCCCGGTGATCCAAACACGGCGGATCCTGAGACCGGCAAAATGAAGCTCAATCTCGCCCGCGTACATGTAGGAAGCATTATTTACTCGGAATTTGATAACCCTGACCTGGGTTGTGACCGCTGCAGTATTGGAAGTGAAGTCGGCAAATGGGTACGACATCGTGCTGGAATACACAGTCGGTGACTGTTCTCCGTCGTCAAAGGACATGTCTGCAACGGAGTTGTTGTTGACGTAGCAGGTCAAGGATGCGGATCCGGTGTACGCCGACATTGAGCCGATCGTGGGAATCTGCATCATCTCGGCTTCGACGAGAACTTCCTTGATAACGAAAGGCCGCTGAGTTGTGATGTCTGAAAGCTTCACAACCCCGGTTGCCGGGGTGGTGGTCGACGTCTGCCCCGGCTCAACGGTGTTGGGACGAATCTTGACCACGGCTAGGCGGTTGTCTGTTGCGCCGGTGGTTGTTTCGAGCATGTACAGGTTTCTGTCCTGGGAGTTGTTGTACCTGGAAACCTGGCCCCTGGCAAGAGCGAACTTTGGTTTCGTCGTGCCCGACATGACCCTATTGACCCTCTGAAGTTGCCACCTCTCCTGCATGTCCATCAAATACATGGTGCAGTAAACACTTCCGCTGGGATCGTCTGTCAGGGCGGTAATGCCGAGATACCCGATATTTGTACGGGAAATCCTGATATTGCTGTCCCCCAGCCCAAACCGCTGATACGCGGCAATGTCAACGCGGCCACCAATGATTTGGAACAAGTTGACGGCGTAGTCTGTGTACCCAACGTATGTTGTGTAGTAAATAGCGTTATTGTGCTGTTCGACCGGATCGGTGGGGAGAATGCCGAGCGTGTCGTTCATTTGACGGACTGCTGCAGAGATCCCCAAAACGCCAGTAATGGAATACCAGCCTGACGGCTTGACAGCAACCAGGTCCAGGTTCCTGGGAACACAGCGAGAAATACCGTCATTGGCATAGCCAACCCCGACGTAGTTTGTCGATGGCCATGCCGTATCAAAAGTGAGGGCATCAGAAAAAACAAAAATATCCGAGGTGTTGCTCCAGGCGATCATCCTGGCGTTCCACAAAGTCAAACCGTGTAGATCGAGTGTGGCTGAATAGTTCTGCGCGATGGTCGTGACGCTGCCAGCGCCCGAAGAACTGACTTTGTATATATTCTCATCGCCGATCACAACATAGGCATTTACGTCTGAAGAACCGTTCAGGGTACAAACAGGGGCTGATCCAACAGATGTTCCGAGAACACCGATATCCCGGCGGGTAACAGCCCCCGTCGAGGTGTTGATGAAATACACATAACAGGTCGAGCTGGTGCGGCCGGTAACTACAACCCAGCCATTGAAGTACGTCGGGTCACTCCAGGTTGTCTGTGTGGTCGTATTATCGATAACACCACCCGACACGGATGTGCCGGAGAGGGTGAGCTGGACCGGTGCGTAGGTCGGAACAAGGGTGGCGTCGTCGTCCGCGATGGTGACGTTGTAGCCCTTCCATGTTGTTGCGGGCTGCTTGATTTCGGACGGCCCTACGTAGTAGCCGCCCCTGAAGTCCTCCCACTGAAAACCAAACTCTGCCATTTCACGACCAGGAGGCGTAGGTATAACCACTGCCGTACCTGATGCGCCTGCTGGTGCTTTGCTTCAGGTCGTCCCTCATGTCGTTCAGGAGGGAACGGTACTCGGCAATGTAGGTGGCGGCGCGGGCATCATCCTGGCGGACCATCGCCCCAAGATACGCGGTATAGGCGACGATGATGTTATGGTCCTTGGACGGCATCAGTGGGGCAGAGTAGTCGCTGATCAGTTCAGGCTCGTTCCTGTAGTAGTACAGGGTTGCCGAGATGTCGGTCGACGGAACCGGGGTGATCTGAGCCTTGTTCCCAATGATTGTCCAGGCAAAGGTCGCGTATGTCCTGTCGGGATTGAGGAAATCTTCCAACTGAACCCACAGAACAGGGTAGCCGTTGTAGACAAGCTGGCGGGCGCGGATAAAGTCGTTGGGGAGAAAAGCCTGCCCGGTTGAGGTCTCGAAAGTCAGGGAAAACGTACTGAGGAGCCAGGGCCAGTCCCGAGCGCCGGCAATTACCGTCAGGGCGCGGTTGATCAAGTCGTCAAGGACGGTATTGGTTAGCTGGCCGTCACCACTCGCCGGGATTGCCAGGCGCTGCTTTACGGCATCTCTGATTTCACCGCGATTCATAGAATCCCATATTAGCACGAAGGCGCTCATCATCGGGCCGATATCCAATGGCTATCTGACCATACTCCCTAGCAAGACCGGAATCCCCCAGGTGATAGGCAGCGATTGCCCCAAGGTCGTACGGCAACCAGCTCCAGGCATCTGCCTCGCAGAGATAGTCGAGAGGCTTGGACTCGATGTCCAGGGCTGCATTGACGTACTGCAGGCAGGGCTGCCATTGATGATGGTCGTGGTAGTGCCTGGCCAGGGCCACAAGATTTTCTCTTCGGCACGGGTCCTGCTGAAGAGCCCGATACAGATCGGTCAGATTGCCGTTCATTGCATACAGCATTCTGTAGGCGGCAGCCTTTTCGGGGGGCCACTTCGACAGCAGGGTAGCCATGATGAGGTGGCGGGTCGCAGAACTCTTTTCGCCTCGGTAGTAATACTCCCGGCCAAGATAAAACTGGTTGCGGTCGTCATCCGGTTCTTCGTCAACCGCCAGTTTGAGGAGGTCAAAGTACTGGCTCCTGGACTTTGTGGGGTCGGGGTGGTGGTGGATCTCCAATCCCGGGACCCACCCCTGCACCTCGCCGTCAAGGGGTGTTATGACCTCATGAACCGGGTGCTTCCACTTATAGCCGTGGCGGGCGTGGATTTTGTCCCCGCCGTAGACCAGCCCTTCCGACCCGTCCGGCTGCCAGCTCCAGACGTACTTGTACCTGGGTCGCGTGACGTGTGGATTGGCCCCAAGGTAGTACTCAAGCTGCTCACGCCACATCGGATTCAGAACTTCGTCCATGTCTAGCGCGATACAGATGTCGATGTCTTCAGGCAGGAGGGATAGTGCGTGGTTGCGGGCGACATCGAATCGCCACGGGTCGAACTTGGCGACATGTACGTCCACGCCGTAGCCGTCTGCGGTAAACCGCGTGTTATCGGTTGAACCGGTGTCCAGGATCAGCCGGTGGTCTGCGTCCTCGCATGACTTTGCCCATCTGCGGACGTGTTGGGCTTCGTTTTTGGCGATGGTGTAGATACCGATTTTCATGGTCCCCTCCTAGTGGTGGTCAGGCTAACGGTTCGGGTGTGGGCCGTGCGAGCCATTCGTCGTATTCGTCGTCGGTCATGGGCCGAACGAGGTCGTCGATTTGGATGTTGGGTCGGTCGTCAGATGGTGTTTCTGTATCCATAGACACGGATGGTTCCTCCAGTCATAGTGCTTGCGTTGATAAACAAGGTAAAACCTGTGTACTGGGTGTTATCTGCCAAATACCCACCCATAGCAGCGCGACCCCCGGCTGGATGACCATAAATGTAGGTGTTGCTGAAATAGGTGTTCTTTGCCAAGTTAGGCCCGGATAATGAAATATTTGCTTGGAGGGTATTTGTTGTGGCAATACCAACTGCGCCCCACTCGGCTGCGTTCGCCGCACCAATCCAGGCCGAAGTGTTTCCGTATGTATGGTATGTGCCAGTATAGTAGTAACCGCTTCTAGTTGAACCTAGATACATATTCAGGCCGTAGTCGCCTGAGTTCATGGCACCACCGGATACAGTAATTTGATAAACATCAAACCCTGATGAAAAAGCATCAGTTACGGTCACGCTTGTAACGTTTGAACCAATCGTCTGCGTCTTTATCAGCACCATTCCGGGTGGGGTGTCTGCATCAGTCAACATCACCCAGCTTGATCCTTGCCACACCAACGTCTGCTTCGTGTCAGTCTCATAAATGACCTGACCGTTGAACGGTGACGCGGGGCGTGTCGTGCTAGTGCAAACCCCCGGCTGGATTAGACGGCTAGACGGCAAATAATTCGAAAGTCCCATCAGACCGGTCCTATATCTTCAGCCCAAAACCATGCCGGGTATGTTGAACCACCCTCTGCGCTGCAGGTGCCAGTACCGGCCTGCAATTGAAGCCGCAACTTGTAGGTATGAGAACCGGCAGATGGTTGAAGAAGAACAAAACCCTGCGAGAAACAACCAATAGTTGCAGTACCGGCAGTCTGCGTTGATTGCTGAAGAAGCGTTGTCCCTTCATAAATCATCACATTCGTTGTCGCGCTTGATGCGGTTGTGTTCGTATAAATATGGAATCCCAGTTTGTATTGCCTGTTAGCAATAGCGGTAAATGTGATGCTCGCGCCCGTTATATCCGTAACAGCAGTAACCCCGCTTACGATAATTCCCGATGTAAGGCTGACGGAGGCAACCTTTCCCCAGGCGGTGTTCCAGTTCGCATACCACGCAGACCCGTTCCACACCAGCACCTTGTCTGTGTCGGTTTCGTAAATCATTTGGCCTTCGAACGGTGCAGTAGGCCGTGTGGTGGAGGTGCAGACACCGGGTCGGAAACCGTTAGAAACATTGGAAATAGCCATGTTCAGTTCCTATACCCGTACACCCGAACCGTGCCAGTAATATTGAAACTGGCACTATTCGGGACAAGAGCAAAACCGTCATACGAAGTAGTGACGCTCATGGCCCCACCAACATGGCGATAATAGGGGAGCGGGTCAACAGGAATAAAACCTGAGGAAAAAATGCAGGTTCGATACGACAAGAAGGGCTGCATGACTTCAACCCGAAAAGATGTTGCAGAATAGTTGGCCGTATTGTGATCGCCTAGATACCAGTCCGTTGTGGCACCACCGCTGTTAGCCGCGTTGAGAATGTTGGAACCAGCGTATGAATTGAAACCAGCGAGAGCGTAGTTGCTATTGGCATTAGTTGTGCCACCGGTTCGCATTCTCATATAGACACCGGTTGACGCGGATGCTCCTGTCACGTTCAGTTCTATAACGTAGTTGTCGTATGTTGAACTGAATACCGAGTCAACATTTACGGCAGTTGAAGCCGAGAATGTTTGGGTCTTGATATGTTCTAGCCCCGGTGGGGTGTCCGTGTCGGCAATCATCACCCAAGCCGCCGAGTCATACACCAACACCCGGTTCGTATCCGTCTCATAAATCATCTGCCCCTCAAACGGAGAAGCAGGACGAGTTGAAGACGTACACACACCGGGAGTCAACCCAGCCGTACCCAAACCCGACGAAATACCCATCAGGCCGTCTGCCTCTCCCAACCCGTCACGCACACCGTCACCTTAGACGCGGTGTCAGCCTGACCACGCAAAGTCTGCCCCGAATCAAACACCAACGCTGTATCCAACACCACGGTGTCATATGCCGCGATAGGCAGCTGATACACGAAACAGTTTGCTGCCGTAGAAGATGCCCCGTTGTACGCCAACGAAAACCACCGCTCAACACCGTCCGTGTTGCAAATGATGATCTGCTTTACTGTCCACTGGTAGTTTGTCGTAACGGTAAACAGGGTCGAACTAGAGGTTGTCAACTGGGTGGGGACCAACAGCATCTTGGGAAAAACATCATTGACAGCCATTAGAACTCCATCGTCATCATTACGTAAGTAAAGAGATTATACGTTGTTTGGGCAGGTGCGCCGGGGCCTGTGGGTCCAGTCGGTCCGGTGGGTCCCGTTGGCCCGGTAACGGTGGACGCCGCACCCGTCGCACCAGTCGGACCAGTTGGCCCGGTAGGTCCAGTCGAGCCAGTAGCCCCCTCCGCGCCAGTTGAACCAGTAGCCCCCGTAGGACCAGTCGGACCTGTCGGACCCGTAGGACCCGTCGGGCCGGTTGCTCCATCCAAACCAATTGTTCCAGCCGCCCCAGTGGGTCCAGTCGGACCCGTAGCACCGGTTGGTCCAGTTGGGCCGGTAACGGTTGAAGCAGCCCCCGTCGCGCCAGTAGGACCGGTGGGACCCGTTTCCCCAGTTGTCCCCGCCGACCCGGTGGGCCCAGTTGGACCAGTCGGGCCGACCTGTGTGTAGGCGACCTGGGCGGCGGTAAAAATTACTGAAGGAATCGCGGGAGCGGGAGAGGCTGCCGCCGTGTAATCAAGCCTAATATCTGTACTGGTAGTTTGCCAGTACATCTCAATGTAGTCCGAAGCGTTTAGGGACACAACAAAGTTGACGGTTCCAATTGCCTTTCCGTCAACTCCGCCGTGCTTTTCGACGACGCTCCACGAAGAATCGCTGTCGTCAATATTTGTTCCATTTTTCTTTAGCCAAATATTTGCGTCATTGATCTGTGTATTGCTATTCGCCCACTGCACAGAAAATGTAAGAGAATACACGCCGGCATATGCGAAATTGACTTTTGAGTTATTTGAAACAAAAACACCGCTACTGCTCGGATCGCTGTTGTTGAAAGTTATTGCATAACCAGTATTAACGGCAGCTGCGGTTTGATCCTGGGTGGACCAAAAAGATCCCCAATATGCAAGGGTCCCGCCAGCGCCAGCCGGACCCGATGGTCCCGTAGGGCCGGTAGAACCAGTTGGACCCGTAGGTCCTATAGACCCAGTAGATCCTGTGGGACCGGTGGGGCCGGTAGAACCAGTTGGACCCGTAGGACCAACAGGACCCTGAATACCCAGGGAACCAGTGGGGCCGGTAGGGCCGGTAGAACCAGTTGGGCCAGTTGAACCGGTAGGGCCAGTGGGCCCGGGGTCTCCTATTAACCCTGTTGCCCCTGTTGGCCCCGTTGGGCCAGTCGGTCCAATACCTCCAGTTGGGCCCGTAGGACCAGTCGGACCAGTACTTCCAGTTGATCCAGTCGGGCCAGTGCTTCCCGTGTTCCCCGTTGATCCAGTCGGGCCAGTTGGACCCGTCGCTCCAGTGTCTCCAGTTGCTCCAGTGGGTCCCTGAATTCCCGTTGCGCCAGTCGGCCCAGTAACACCTTGAGGACCAGTACTTCCAGTGGGTCCTGTGGGTCCCAGGGGTCCAGTTGCTCCAGTGGGTCCTGTGGGTCCTGTGACATTTGAAGCTGCTCCTGTAGGGCCTGTCGGACCTGTGGGTCCCTGTGGTCCAGCGTTGGATGACCCAACGATGGTGATATCTGCCGTTGTCGTCCTGTTGGAAATTACGTCACTTCTTGTGATCGTAATGGCGCTTTGAGAACTGGCTACGGCTGCCTGGGATGTCTCCGTAGATACCGTAACGGTAACGTTGATAGTCGCCACGACTACCTCGTCACGTCAGGAAGAATAACAAACTGACCGGCCAGCAGGGTAGAAATAACACCCGAAGCGTTTTCCTGAAGATCCCATACGTAGGTGTAGGGAGTCATCAGGGCGGTAGATGCAGCAGAAAGCGAGAGGGTTACCTGGCCGGCAGCCCCGTTTGTAACAACACAGGTGAAAGTGGCAGCAGGCGTAGAAGAGTCGTAGTCCATGCGGACCATTGAAGAATAGGTCCTGCCGGTGATATTGATCGGCGTGGTCCCGTCTGAGGTAATCGTGACAACGACAGTTACAGTATCACCGCGAACAATTGCGATATTCTGTTCTGCTGGCGTTGTAGCCACTACTTACCTTTTTCGTTGAATGAATATTGCCGGCGTGTTCCACCCTCCAGGTGACCGAGATCCCTGATGATGGCCCAATGCATTTTATCAGCAATTTCCTCCGCGCGGTCCCTGTCCATGCTGAGTTTTGCCTCATGGGCTAGGCGGTTCTTCTTTTGAATCTCCTCAAGGAGTTTCTTCCCCTTTTGCCAGTCCCCTTCAATGAGCTTTACGATCAGCGAATGGTCGCAACGCTCGGAACTGCAGGCGATGTAGGGAATGTTCTTGTCGTCCACCAACCACACCTCAAAGTGACGGGTGACTGGATTGAACATAATGCTGGCGTTTGGGTCACCCCTCCAGCCGGATTCGTCGCCCTCTCTGATTCTCCGAACAATGTCGAAAACGTCAAAAGAAACTTCGATCCACTGGTCGGAATCGGGGATATGACCCCCCATCAGATCTCTTGCAAACATTTTTCCTCCGTGTTCAACCGGCCGGGGGGAAAGGAGAAACCCCCCGGCCGGAGAATGATTTGCTTACGCTCCGAAGGCGAAGACCTTGACGACGACGGATGAAACGTCTGTCGTTGAGGCAACCTCTGCCATCGGTGCGCCATCGGTGGTGGTGTCAACCCAATACAGCTTGATCTTGGGTGCGGTGAGGGATCCGTCCCACTGGGGGACATAGCCGTCATCGCCCGAAACCCACATGAAGTCCAGCCTCGTCAGCCCGAGGGATGAGACCGAGATGGCCTCACCCCCCGTAGCGTACGACGAGTCGAACGTCACGTCAGCGGTGACAAACTTCCGATTCCCCGGAACCTCGGGGCCGGTGACGACGCTAACCGAAGCGGCCATGTCAGATCGAGGTCTCCGTCAGGTCGGAGATCACGAAGTGGCTGTTCCGCTGCTTGCAGGCGAGCTCCGCGTAGCAGGTCAGGGTCGCCTCGTAGGCGTCCAGGTCCGGCTTGCGGTTCATCACTGCGCCGTCCAGGTCCATGAACTGCCAGCCCTCGCCGACCTGATGCCACACCAGGCTCTCGGGGTTGATTCCGTAGAGCCTGTTGTTCGGGCAGTCGAAGTCTGCATAGAGGACAGTCGGACCCTCATCGCCCTGGCCGGAGACCGAAGGCGAGTAGTACTGGATACCGGCGTAGCCACCCTTGAGCTGGGTCTGCTCCATGTTGCGCTTGAGCGACAGGAACAGGTTGGCGACGGACAGGTGAACACCCTCAGCCGAGACGAGAAGCGTGGGCTTCTTGCCGGAGGCGATCAGGGTCTTCATGATTGCACCGGTGATCAGCGTCTCCGACACGGCACGGTTGGTGCCGCCGTTGCTGTTCACGTACGCCTTCCAGTTCGGCTGGCTCGACGGGTTGATCGTGTGCAGG